AGGAACACTGTGATGATCAATTCTGCATGTTATGCATCAAACCACGAGGGAGCAAAGACGAATGCTGTGGCGAACAATACTTCCTCAAACTCAAAGACTTTGACTATGACACACAAACCGAAATTGTCCAGTCAATTGTCAACGGCAAAAGTAACGTATCCAAGTCTGCGGATAACTGATCCACGATTTGTTTATACCAATTCTTCACAAACTGACATTTCAAGGAGATTCAAAGATGTCACAAGAGAAATTCCTGGTGGGCGACTACAGCGAGATGATTCTGGACTTGAAGCAGAGACTCGAATCGCTGCACTTGATGTGCTTGAACAAACGCTGGACAGGCTATCAGGAAGAAATAGCCAACATGAATGATTCAATCTATTGCTTGCAACAGTGGATTCAACACGAGGCTAAAAAAGCCGCTTAATTTTTAACAGGAGTTGACAATGAATGTTTTTCAAAAACTGAACGAAGCCAGATCAAAGTTCCACAAAAAGGCTCTCAAGAAGTCTGGCCTTAACAAGTTCGCTGGGTACTCATACTTTGAGTTATCCGATTTCGTAATCCCTGCTCTTGAAATCTTTGCTGAAGTAGGACTCACATCTGTGATCCGATTCAATAAGGACATGGCAGAGTTTGTCCTGATCAATGTAGACAAGCCTGACGAAATCATCATCTTCTCAAGCCCAATGTCTGAAGCACAACTGAAAGGTTGTCATCCAGTGCAGAACCTTGGGGCAGTGCAGACCTACATTTCTCGCTATCTTTGGGTTCAGGTGCTTCACATCGTTGAGCATGATGCGCTAGACGCTACAACAGGATCGATTGAGCCTGAGTTCAAGCTGACTGAATCTAAGGTTGCAGATTTGATTGCAATGATTGAAGAGTCGATCAATCTTGAAGAACTCAAAGTGAACTATCAAAAGGCACTCAAGGCTTGCAAAACTGATCAGGATGCACAAAAGCAGATCATTGCCGCCAAAGATGCTAAGAAATCAACATTGGGAGCTTAATCATGCGTGAAGAACTAATGAAACGGGCTTCAATTGATCTTGTAATAGCGATGAAAGGGTTTGCAATTCCAAGAGATATAGAACTTGCTTACAACAAACTTTGTAAGGCTATAGCAGATGCAGATAAACATCAAGTTTCTCAAGAGCCTGTGGTTTGGATGTACCAAGATAAAAGCACACACAAAGTCTATTTTCAGAAGAACATGAGAGGGTTTGTTGATCACGACAAAACATACGAAACACCACTTTACGCAAACTCTCCAGAACTTGAACTAAATTGTGTGTGTGGGGCAGTTTGGGAAGGCAACGAAATGGTTCATGCCCCTCGCAAGCGTGAATGGATTGGGCCGACAGATAAAGATATACATGAATGTTTCATGCTGACAGAATTTGATCATCATGTTGACTTCAATCGTGACCCTGAACAATGGTGCTTGGCATTTGCCAAAGAACTGTCAAATACACTTAAACAAAAAAACGGCTATGCCGAGGAGAAGAACAATGCGTGAAGAACGAACACCACAACTTTGCTACGTACATAGGGGAATTACCTATTTACCTCACTATTCAATGAAGGGATACTTTGTCAAACCAGGAATGAAACTCAATGGATTGTCAATGTCAGAACTCGCAGATATCCTCTACACAGAAGAAGATTTCAAGGGAACTGGTGCGGCAACTGTGATGCTTGATCTGTGGCCTAGAGGTAGTGTTTATCTCAACATTGGATACTGACATGGAACAGGGGTCACCAGAGTGGTTTAAAGCCCGTTTGGGCAAGGTAACGGCATCTAGGGTATCTGATGTCATTGCCAAGACCAAAAGCGGTTATTCAGCCTCTCGTGCCAAATACATGGCTCAATTGCTCATCGAAAGAATCACAGGTGAACCAGTTGAGTCATATACCAATCCAGCGATGGAGCGAGGGATTGAACAAGAGAAGTTTGCTAGAGCCGCATACGAGGCAAAAGCAAATGTCCTAGTGGATGAATGTGGGTCAGTGGATCATCCATCGATTCCAATGTCTTCTGCAAGTCCTGATGGTCTTGTAGAGAAAGACGGATTGGTGGAAATCAAGAATCCAATGAGCCACACACACTTGGAGACACTGCTGAGTAAAACAGTCCCAGGCGACTATGTTGTGCAGATGCAGTGGCAAATGGCTTGTACGGGCAGGAAATGGTGCGACTTTGTGAGCTACGACTCACGGATGCCAGAACACCTAAGACTGTTCGTTAGGCGTGTCGAGCGCGATGATGAACTCATTGCAGAACTCGAAAAAGAGGTGGTCAAGTTTTTAAGTGAACTTGAAGACAAACTAGACAAACTAAAGGAAATTTGAAATGGAAGAAAAGCGTGACAATTCTGGCGTTCTGTTCAGGAACGACAAGAAGGAAGAACCAAAGCACCCCGACTACAAGGGGAACATCACTGTTGGTGGTAAGGACTACTGGCTGTCAGCATGGATCAAGGAAGGCAAGAGTGGCAGGTTCATGTCTTTGGCAATGAACCCCAAAGAGCCTCGTGCAGAAGATGCGCCCAAGAAATCCACTAAGCGCATTGAAGACATGGAAGACGATCTGCCATTCTGATGTTCATGGGTGAAAGCGCAAGCAAGTAGCCCAAAATTTAATAGGAGTTGATGATGTTTTTCAAATTCTTTCGGTCACGCAAGACTGATCCTCAGACCAGCCATGATGCGGCTGAACAGGCACAAGAACTTGCTGACAAGCATTTCATAAAGATTCACTTTGTTTTGGCAAAGTATGGGCCAATGGGCAAAGATGGTATTACACAAAAAACTGGTCTTGACTCTGCCCAGGTATCTAGACGACTTCCAGAAATGCAAAAACTTGGTCTTGTAAAACTGACTGGTAATTTTGCTATGTCGTTTGCAAGGCGCAAAGAGCGTGAATGGTCAATTGTGGAGAAAAAAATATGATTGAAGCATTGTTTTTGTTCTTGATTGTTCTGCTTGGTGTTTTTGTGATTGTTGGTGCGTTTGTGTGTTTTATGTTTGTAATGACAAGGATTGATGAAAATGAGTAAGAGAAGAATCACGGTAAATATTAGTGCAAATATCGATGCAATTAAAGATCAACTTGAAAGAGAGACTGGAGTGGTTTTCAGCTATGTTCAACTTATTGACTTTCTGATCAACTTCTATCGCAAAAACTCTGTCAAAACAACTTGGAATAACAAGATCACTGATGGAGTAAAAAGATGAAGATTTTGGTGATGAAGATTATTTTGTCTGTGGTGCTTGCGGTGCTGACCATTGGCTCAATTGAGCTGGCAAGCGGTGGCTTAACTTTTTTGATCGGAATGTGCAAATGACTAAAGACGAAGCATTTAAAACATGGTGGCACAACGAAGGCAGCCAAGCCCCCCACAGACATCACGATTGCGAAGAACACACTATGCGTATGTGTGAGATTGCTTGGGCAAATGGTGCTTATAAAGAAAGAGAAGCCTTGGCACAGCCCAAACAGGAGCCTGTGCGCGTCATGGGGTTTGACTGCGTATGCGGCAAGCGCATGAAAGTAAGCGCAGAACAAGGTGTAACACCCGCACCACAGCGCAAGCCGCTGGACCGAAGCCGCCCACGGTATCAAGGAGGGCGCATGAGCAACCCACATTGGTGCACATACTGCAAAGGTCATAACGCCCACAACTGCCAATTCAACGAGCAGTTGCCAAGGATGCACACTTACACAACAAATCACACATCCCCACCACAGAGCACATGGGTTGGATTGACGGATGAGGAGGTTGCAAGTATTTACATGAACCATACAGATCGGCCAGATCGGCCAATATACGAACAGTGGAAGTTTGCCCGAGCCATTGAAGCCAAACTCAAGGAGAAGAATGGTTTTGATACCCCAGAGCTTGCTCACCAAGCATATAAGGAAAACACATGAAAACATACACTCGCAAATCAAAGATGGATGATTTGAAAAAGTATTGTCATCACGCAAAAGAACATTCATTCATTGAGGTGACTGAATGGGAGAACGGAGAGGGAATTGATGTGATCTTTGATGACAAGATCATCCAGCTTTCATGGGGACAGCTAAATGCAATCAATGTGCTGGCACATTACAAGGAATAAAACATGAGCGATCCAGTAAACCAACCAAAACACTACACAACAGGTGGCATCGAAACCATCGACTACATCAAAGCCAAATTAGGGCCAGAACACTTTCAGGCTTATTGCATCGGCAATGTCATCAAGTATGTAAGTAGATACTCACACAAGAATGGCATAGAAGACCTCAAAAAAGCCCAGGTCTATCTCACTTGGGCAATTGAATCACTTGACCACGAAACTCAATAGCCTCATTATTGAATTTCATAACCAACTCAGGGAATAGCAACTTCCCCTTATAAAAGGTCAACACAACAAATCCCGATCTCCAGTTGGTCGGGTTTTCTTCCAAATAATCCATGAACTGTGGGCCGTCAATATCTGCCAAAGTGCCAGAATCGACTCCATAGCGCACTCCGTTGTAGTCTGTAATGGGAGACACCTTCAGGCTGTGCAAATGGCCTGTGACGATGTTTTTGCCACTCCATAGTGTGTTGTTATGGGTTGCATGAATTCCACCCTTAAATCGATGTTTAACCACCGTGTCGTCGTTAATCCAGCAAGACCAACACGGAGTCCAAGCAGGGAAATGATCTTTTAGGCTAAACCCCTTAACATGCTCATATTGAGGCGCATTGGCGGCTAGGAAGTTTTCAAATCTAGCATCATGGTTTCCAAGAGGCCAAATTAACTTGACATTGCGCCTTGCCTTTTTCGCCGCCTCTTCAATCTCCCCCATCGCAATTTCGCAAGCCTTAAGTTCCTCAATAACAGATGGCTTGCTGTCCCACCCAATGCGGGGATGACGAGAGATAGTCGCACCATCAAAAACATCGCCATTTGCAATAACAGCAACTGGAGCAAATTGTTTAATGGCCCAAAGTAAACCCTTAAAAACCGACGAATGTAAACCTGGATAGAAATGAGCATCCGAGAAAACCAAAACAGTTCCATTCTCAACTCCAAGATTCAATCTGGGTGAATGCCTATGCGCTGTCTGCAAGTGATGTTGTTTTCTTGTCTCATTGTTAGGATGAGTAATCGTATTTAGAGCAATGTTGTACTTGACTTCAAGGTTCCTGCGCCTCTTCATTAC